AGTAAGTGGGTTGCCACTAATGAATTAACACCAACAAATGTAAAAAATTTAGACGTTAATGGAGGTTCGTTCTAATGGCCAGTAAGATTAGAATTCATAGATCTACTGGTGCGACTGCTCCTAGTTCTTTGGAATTTGGAGAATTAGCAGCAACTGTAGAACAAGGAACCGCTGGTACTTCGGCCAATAAGGCGGGACGTATTTTTATAGGTAATGTTGCAGGAAACCCAGTAGAGATTGGTGGAGAATATACATATAAACTTCTTGATCATACTCCAGGTCAGACACATCCATTATCTGCATTAATTACAGATAGTAATGGAAATATAGATGGAATAAAGATTGCTGGTATATCTACTATTACAAGGACAGATATAACTGATGCAGTAACACAGAACCTTAGAGTAACTGGTGTTACTACTTTTGTTCAGGGTGTTATTCTTAATGGTAATACTACCATTGGTAATTCTCATACTGATACTTTAACAATAAATGCAAGAACTGGTGTTAGTACAGATTTAACATTTAATAATGGATTTAAGGTTGCTGGTATTTCAACATTCAATGGTACTGTTGATGTTAATGCAGCTTCAACTTTCGGTGCTAACGCAACTTTTGAGACTAATAACGGAAATAATGTTCAATTCAATAAGGGTAGTAACTTCTTCAAATTTGGTGATAATGTAAAAGCTAAATGGGGTACTGGTGGGGATTTAGAAATTTCTCATAATGGCTCAGACAGTACTATTGATAACAATACAGGTGATCTTTATATTAAAACAACTGGTTCTGGTGATGATATTCAGATAGACTCTGCTGATGATTTTCTTCTAAACACTAATAGTAAAAAATCAATACAAGCAATTGGCGATGGAGCTGTTGAATTATATCATAATGATTCTAAGAAGGTAGAAACTTCGGCTAGTGGAGCAACAGTAACTGGAACTTTAAATGTTGTTGATACAATAACAACAACTAACGTTACAGCTACTCATAATACACTAACACATACTGTTGGTACTGGTGCAACATTTACTGGTTCATTCCATCTTGGTAGTGGAGGAACAAATTATAGATTCCCTGTAGCACGTGGTGCAAATGATCAGATTCTAATTTCTGATGCTAATGGACAACTTGCATTTGAAGATGTTCCAGGTACATTGGTTATCAGTGCAGGTTATGCATCTACTGATGCAGTACAACTCTTACCAGATGTACTTACAATCGCTGCAACCACAGATGAGACTAAAACTACCTTAAGTAATAATACGATCACTGTAGGACTCGCCACAGACGTTAAAGTGGGTGGTGGGCTAACAGTTACCAATAACTGTCACATTATAGGTAATCTTACTGTTGACGGTACTGAGACCGTTTTAAACACCATACGGCTAGATGTACAGGACAATAAGGTTGGTGTAGGATCTACCTCTACTGCAAGTAATACTACTGCAAATGGTTGTGGATATTTTGTTCACGGTGGTAGTGATGGTGATAAGGAAATTCTTTATCTACATAATAAACTTGCATTTACAACAAATCAAAACTGGCTACCAGTTAGTGATGATAGTAAAGACTTAGGTGGAAATGGTCAGGAATGGAAAGATTTATGGATTGATGGTGTTGCATATATTGATACTTTAAATGTTCATGTTGGTGCAACTTATTCCGCTGGTGCTGATTTAACTCTTACTGGTTCTACATCTGGTGAGAATATCGTTTGGGATTCTTCTGAAGGATTTCTTAATATTAGAGATAATGTCAGATTTAGATTTGGTGATGGCGATGATATGGAGATGTTTCATAATGGTAGCAGTCATATAACAAATACTACTAATGATCTTAAAATTCGTAGTGATTCACTCATACTTAAAAGAGCGGATGATAGTGAACCATTTGTTAAATGTACTGTTAATTCAGATGTAAAATTATATTTTAATGGCAATGAGAAATTTGCTACTACTAACACAGGAACAAACGTAACGGGTGTTCACGTTGACGATGGTGCGACTCATGATGGTGATGTAACTTTCACTGGCGCATCACATAATCTTACTTGGGATAAGTCAGCAGATGATCTAATCTTTAATGATAATGCAACTGCATGGTTTGGTACTGGTTCTGATGGTATGTCCATCAAACATGATGGAAGTAATAGTTACATAACACAATCAGGAACAGGTAATCTATTCATATCAGCTAACGCAAGTAAAAAAATACAAATACAGAAAAACACTGGCGAAGAGATGATCGTCGCCAATGTTGATGGCTCTGTTGAGTTATATGCTGATGATGCTAAGAAACTAGAAACTAAATCGTACGGCATTGAAGTAACTGGTACAACGAATACAGATACTTTAATAGTAACTGGTGTATCAACAGTTGCATCTATGATCTTCTCTGCTGGTACTAATACCAATGGAGTTTCATACTTTGATGCCAATGGTCAGGTACAGTCCACTGTGGCTCCTGCCTCTGGTATTTCAACTTCTAATTATATCTTAACTACTAACGCTTCTGGCGTTCCGACTTGGACTTCGACAATTGACTGTGGCACATTCTAACAAAGAAGAAATTAACTTCAACATTCTACTTGAACTAACTCTCGCAAAGGTTCACGCACAACAAAAAGAAAACTTAATACTTGAAGCTAAAGTAAGAACACTTCAAGAAGTAATCGACCAATTAGAGTCTGATTATGAAGAAGCTAAAAAAGTTCTTGCACAGCAATCGGTCAACAAAACGACCAAACCCAAACCAATAAATAAGTAAAAGCTAGCGTATATTCATGGCCAAACCTAGTTCACGACAAGAATTAATTGATTATTGCCTCAGGCAACTAGGAGAGCCTGTATTGGAAGTTAACGTTGATGAAGATCAAATTGAAGATGCTGTAGATGATGCGATTCAATTCTTCCATGAACGTCATTTTGATGGTGTTGAGAAAATGTATCTCAAACATCAAATCACTGAGGATATGATTGATGCTGCAAGATCAGAAACTGTAGCCTCAACAGGTATATCTTCTAGTATTTTTAATGGTGGTGCAGCTGCTACTGTAAGTGTTAGTGCAAACAATGTTGTTATACCTAATCATGGATTAGTTACTGGTTCACCAATAGAATATAGTTTTGGGCCAGGTAATACTACTATTGCAATTGCAAGTGCAACTTTAAATAGTGTTGGTGTTACTACTGCATTAGGAATTGGTACAGATAGTCAAAAACTTTGGGCGATTGCAGATAATAGAAATGAAATCAGATTTGCTGCAACTAAGGAGGATGCAGGAAATGGTGTTGCACTTGATATAACTGCAGTAGGATCTGGATCAACACATTTTATAACAAGTAAATCTGAGTGGACAGAACAAAGAAATTATATTGAAGTACCAGATCATATTATTGGTATCAATGGTATCTTTAGATTTGATGATAATACCATATCACAAAACATGTTCAGTATATCGTATCAGATATTCTTGAATGATGTTTATAACTTTAGTTCTATTGAACTACTTAACTATTCAATGGTTAAACAGTATCTTGAGACCATTCAATTCTTAATTAGTCCAGATAAGAAAGTTAGATTTAATAAACGTGGTAATAAATTGTATATTGATATGGATTGGAAATCTGCAACAGCAGATCAATTCTTAGTTATAGATTGTTATAGAGTTTTAGATCCAACTCAAAACACAGAAGTATTCAATGATAGTTTCTTAAAGAGATACGTTACTGCACTTATTAAGAAACAATGGGGTGTGAACTTAACTAAGTTCCAAGGTGTTAAACTTCCTGGTGGTATTGAATTAAATGGTCGTCAAATCTATGAGGATGCACAAGTAGAATTAGGCGAATTGAAACAGAGAATGACATACGATTACGAAACACCACCTCTTGATCTGATTGGATAATGGCTTTAAATTCATATTTCCTACAGGGTTCTGCGTCAGAACAAAGACTAGTTCAAGATCTTATTAACGAACAGTTAAAGATTTATGGAGTAGATGTATTCTACATGCCTAGAAAGTTTGTAGGAACTGATGATTTAATGAAAGAGAATATTGTTGCAAGGTTTGATGATAGTTTTGCAATAGAAGCTTATATTCAAAACTATGAAGGTTTTCAGGGATCTGGAGATCTAATGACAAAGTTTGGTGTAAGAACCACTGATGAATTAACTCTTGTTATTTCTAAGGAAAGATATGAAGATTTTATAGGAACTTTTTATACAGATGGTGCTGATGAGACCAAATTAACATCTAGACCAAAGGAAGGAGATTTAATTTATTTCCCATTATCTGATAGTCTTTTTGAAATTAAGTTTGTAGAACATGAGAATCCATTCTACCAACTTGGTAAACTTTATATGTATCAATTAACTTGTGAATTATATGAATATGAGGATGCAATTATTGACACAAGTATTGCAGAAATTGATGATAATGCAGAAGATGATGGATTTATAATACCTTTAACACTTACTGGATATGGTGATACAGCCAAATTTAATTCTGGTATAACCACTAATTATGGTGTTAATACAATTACATTGATTAATGATGGTTTTGGATATTCAAGTCCACCTGCTGTTGCGATATCAACATCACCTTTTGGTGATAATGCAACTGCAGTAGCCATCACTACTGCAATAGGTGCTGGATCTACTACATTCTCAGTTAAAGAGATTGTAATAACAAATACTGGATTTGGTTATACTCAGGCACCAACAGTTACTATAAGTGGTGCTGGTGGTTCTGGTGCAAGTGCAATAGCTGGTATTGGAAGTAATCATATTAAGATATTGAGTGATGGTTCTGAACTTGGTGGTAGTAAGTATGCACATACTCCTACTGTTGCAATTGGCACTTCTCCAGTTGGACTTTCTACTGCAAATGCAACAGCTGTTGCAGTTGTTAGTGCTGCTGGAACTATTAGTGATATTAGATTCACTAATGCAGGATTTGGATATACTCAGGCTCCAATTATAACTATTCAACCACCAGGATCTGCAGGTATGGGAACTGGTAACTTCTTCTTGAATGAAATGATTAAGGGTCAGAGTTCTCTTACTACTGCAATTGTTAAAGATTGGGATTGGGATACTAAGATACTTAAAATTTCAAACATGGCTGGTAACTTTGCACTAAATGAAGTTATTGTTGGATCTGCAACAACAAATGAGTTCCCAGGTATGGGTCAAACTGCAAGTTATACAATTTATAAGATAGGTGCAGATGATTTCCAAGATGATGCATTTGCGAATAATGTTCTTATAGAGAATGAAGCTGATAGTGGACTTCTCGACTTTACAGAATCTAATCCTTTCGGTAGTTTCTAAATAGTAAGATGTCTATTAAAAAACCACTACATAGATTACCACTTGATACTTGGTTTGATGACGTACCTCACCCACATGATACAATGCCAATAGCGACAGACCCAAACGAAAATCCAAGACCAGAAGAAGAAATAGCAGATGATATTACTTTACATGAAAAGATGTATCAAATTGCAACTTCTAAATATAATCCATTCTCTGTAGGTGGATCTGAACAACATGTTAAATAGGTAAAAAAATGTTAGGTCAATACTTCTATCATGAAATTTTAAGAAAAACTGTTATTGGTTTTGGTACGTTATTTAATGGAATAGAAATTCGTCATCAAGCTGATG